CCTTGGGGTCCCTGTGGTCCTTGGGGTCCTCTCAAACTCTCTTTTTGCTGAGAGGTCAATTGTTCAAATCGCATGACCCCGTCTGCCCCTTTTGGGCCTACGTCGCCACGGTCACCCTTCGGCCCTGGATTTCCTTGAGGACCAGTTTGCCCTCGTTGACCTTGAATACCTTGAGGGCCTTGTTCCCCACGCTCACCACGGTCACCTTTGGGACCTGTTAAGTATTGAAGTGCTGAAAATCGGTCACGACCATTACCGACCTTAACCTTACCAGTATCACTCTCAACACCTAACTCGCCATCAAGTAAGACCAAAGTGCTACTTGCCCAATCACTCGCTGACATGCGTTTATGTTGCACCCTTACTGGGATTGTCTCTGTCATGTTCTACCTCCATCAAAAATAAAAGTTGGATTTTCATTCCAACTTGCATCATATCTTGAATTTTGACCGTCTGCGAACATCTTGTAAACTGGTGTCAGTTCAATCTGTGATGTCTGATTATCAATCGTCACAGAACGCTCTACGTTCTGATACCAGTCCCCTGAGAAGGTCAGGCGATAGTCACTGTAGTAGACCGCCAAGACCTGCTCCTCTCTCTGAGTTAGGTCTTTCTCAATCGCTGGCATAACCGAATTGGTAGGCGTCAAATAAACGTGTCCACCGTAAAAAGGTGTCTTGTTGACTACCACAGTCACATCTGTCTTACCATAAGGCGTGCAAGTTGCTGACCAGCTGATAACATACTTCTTGCCTACTTCGAAGCCATCGCCATTATGACCGACTTCGACAAAGTCTGTTCCATAAGCGATTTTTTTAGCAGTTCCGCCCTTCAAACGGTTCTTATTATATTGCGCAGTCCCATCTCCACCGATTAAACCCGCATTAACTCGTGCAGTTTCACTGACTCGCTCTAATTTCTTGCTTATTTCAGTAATAGAGTCCACACCGTTCAGTATTTCCTCACGAATTTTCTTCACGAATTCTGGACGCTCTTTTTCCATCTCTTCGTGTATCTTAGAACCGACCTCTTCCGCTTTTGCTTTAGCAGCATTGAGACCGTCTGTAAACTCGTTCTTAAGTTCTTCAGTTTTGCGATCAAATACAAGATCAGAGTTCTTGAGTTCTCTTGCTAACTGTCTTTCAAAATCACTTTGAAGTTGTTGAGCTTCTCCCTTGACTGCATCACTCACTGCATTACCAATTGCATTCGCAAGACCTGACTTAAACTGGCCAAAGCCAACTGTCTTCAATTTCTTACCCATCGGTGAGTAAGTGTATTTAGTAATCTTCTTACGCACATCAAGATTGTAGACCTCGTGGAATAGACTCACAATATCGAACATTTGGACAGGCACATCACTCTGGCCGACAACCTCAAGCTCAATACTATCTTCCATCATGTCACAGAGCGAAGTTCGATAATACTGCTCACCATATTGTCGAAGGCTTACTTCATCCTTCACATCCTGGTCATTAACCTCAATCACATCTTCATAGATTTGACTATACTTGTTAATGAGTGGGCTATCAATTGTAACTGTGAACGTGCGATCAGGCGCCTTCTCTCCCTCGCCTTTTACCGTAGCAATGAAAGTGATTCGAGTTTTCAAAGACTTAGTAGAGGTCTTATGCTGATAGCTAGACAGGTTTTTTTTGTACATAAAAAGCGATTCATTTTCTGAACCGCCATTTTTTAAAAGTCGAACCTGGTAGCCATGGCGCACAAGGTCACCACCCCATTGACCAATGATAGAATGTTTATCTTTCGCAAATGCCTCCATAGCATTCTTAGAGCCAATATTAAAAGTATGCCTATCTTCAATATCAGAGAAGAATGAGAACGGATTGTCACGAGTGATCGCGCCAGCAAAACGACTCAAAGCAGTCGAACCAGTCTGTCTATCCAAAGAAATCGGATTGACCACATAGTTATTCAAGAGAGTGAATACTTGGTTAGCATACACTTGAATATATCCATGCTTCTTCTCAACCTCGAAAATCACAAAATCCTGCTCACCGTGAAGATCATCAGACGTAAGGAAGGTCTCTTCCTTCAACTTCTCCCACAAGGGATCAGAGGTCGGAAATCTGAAAGTAAGCTGGTAGGTACTATTTGCTTCTTGAGAAATCTTGTCTGCATAAGCAGCATTTAGAGGAGTATTCCCATTGGTTAAGTAAATCAAATTTTGTACCTCCAATTTGGCCGAATAATCAATCTAAGAACATTGCCAGTAAATGTAACCCCACTTCTTCCTGTTGGGATTTCAAAGAACCCCCCACGCTTACGAAGCGTGTTCTGGACTGTTCCAGTTGCGTTGTAGATATTCTGCTTGCCTTGTCTGCAATCAATCGTGGCCTTGGTCTTAATCGTAAGATACATGGTCTTACGGCCGATCGTAAGAGAGACGTCACCGTCCCCCTCAATCTCAATGATTGGTTCAGAATAAATCGTCCCAGGATTATTGATCGTACCAGATGCTGTCAGTACGACAGGGTCTACATCCTTTTGGTAGCGGAACGGTTGCATGATTAGCTTAACATCTATCTTCCAAGCATGCATTCCGTTACGATTGTAGGTTGCTCCTGAAAAGTCTGCATAGAAATATGATCCAAGTTGATAACTGAATTCTATTATATTTTCTTTTGGATGGAATTTATCTACAATTGTTGAAACATCTACAAGTTTTGGTACATAAATGGATATCGTTCGTTCGTAGCTTTCATAAGAGCCATCTAACACTCGATAGCTTCCGTTCAAACCATATACATCTACTGATTCTGCATGAGGTTTGGCAACCTCGATTTCTCCAAAATTCGTCACAATGCAGTGAGGGATAGTAGATGTATTGAAGCCATTAATAATTATGTAAAACATTAAATTCCCTCCCTTGCGTAAATAGCCCCATGTTGTTCATATGTTTTGCGTGAGATAATATCATTGTCTAGGTAGACATCTGACGATTTTTCAAGGATAGCAGTAAGGATTTTCTCTAAACTTGATCTCAGAATCCTCATCTCAGACACGACTTTATCGGTATCTTGCCCATTTTGAACGCTTGTAGTCTGAATTGTGATATTACGTTGCGCTTCTTCCATTTCACGGAGGAATTTCGCGTCGCTAGGGATCCCGATACCCGAAGCGTATTTTGGAACACCTATCTCACGCATCAAACGTCTAGTCTTATCAGCTCGCAAAACCTTAGAACCTCTTGGAAGAGGAAGCAAGACATCACGACCTTGTGGGATGAAACTCCGACCATTCGGGAGAGTAACCATTTCCTTGTAGTTGCTGTTCCGTTGGTCGTTGACGATAGCAAGTCCACCAGGGTGATAGTTGGTCCCGTGGGCATGCTTGCTCGCAAAGATATTCGTAAAGAAATTACCAGTTACACTATTAATCCAACTCTTAATTCCTGAAAGAACACCTGATGCGTTATCTTGGGCGTTGATAGTAACAGTTTTGTCTTGGATGCCATTGACACCACTTTTGACCTCGCTGACAGTGCCATTAGTGCCATTCTTAGCAAGGATATTCACTGGGTCGTACTGCTTGATAGCATTGATAGCACCGCTCGTCTCGTTTCGCACGCCTCCTGTTTGGTCAGCAGCAAACAAATTGATGGGAGTTTCTTGCTTAGGTGAATTAACACTCAAAATCGCACTTCCAACAGCTGCGCTCGTATTATCTAACGCATCCAAAGATTTCGTCTCAGCAGATGCAAAATTCCAAGCTGTAATCTTATCAATAGATAACTGGCCATTGTTCAAAACATTCGTAGGATCTGCCTTCAAATCTTTTGTAAACGGAGTAGTTGCATTCCAAGTAGTTAGTGTATCAGTCGAGCGAGCAACAGCGTTTCTGAAATTCTCATCTGTCGCTAGTAACTCTTTTTGTTTTGGTGTGAGTGCATCATAATTGTAAAGCGCCTTGGAAGCTTCCTCGGCCTTATTCATCACATCTGCATTTTTCAAGAGCAATTCTTTAACTTCTGCAGGCATACTGTTCCAAATCTTCAAATGAGACTCACTGTCAAAGATAGCTTGTAACCCGGCTTGGTTCTTGACAATCACTTGCTTTTCTTCCAGCGTCATGTCTTTCCATTTACCAGATTCGACAAGAGCCTCAGCGATAGTCACACGAGCATTTGAGTTGATATCCGCAGTCTTAGCGATAAACTGCAATTGTTCCCAACCTTCGGCAGATTTGGCAGCCTCTCCGATAACTTCCTTAACATTAGATTTTACTTGGAAATTCCCATTCTTATCAATGTTACCGACCAACAGCGACCAGGCATCGTTAGCCTCTTTCACTTCCTTGCTCATCTCACTAGTATAGTTAGCAAGGATGCTATGCGAATTACCAACCTTTTGAGAGGCTTCCGCAGCTTTCTTCCCGATTTCTTCATAGGATAGGCCGTATTCTTCCAGAACTTTCTTGGCTTCTTCCCAATAGTTCCAACTTTGCCCGGTTCGAGCTTTCACCT